TTCGGGTTTGGCCCGCTCTTCGTGCCATAGTGCTTCGTTTTCCACGATCTCGTCTTCTGAAAGGCCAAGATAGCGTTTGAGCAGGAATCGCTTGCTCATATAAGGCACCTGTTCCAACTGAGAAAATACCGACACACGGCTGGTGTCCAGTTCGGCTTCGCGATAACTGGCGAAGTTCTGCGGCGGATTGAACGTGATGGAGAACAAGCCAGAGTCAATGTTGAAACCACGCCACCGCATGAACATCTTGAATTCGTCATCTAATTTCTGTATGATCAAGCGTTGCAGGCGTTCGCAATACTGGTTGAAACGATATTCCTGTATCAGTGCTGTGCCCACTTTGCCGTCGTTCAGCGTGCGATCTGAGTCATCCGGACCAGTGGGCAGATAGGAACTGGGCACACGCAGTCCACGGCACATCTTGTTGTTGAAGTATTTTAAGTCGTCGATCTCGCCAAGATTTGATCCACCGGGCAGGACCTCCACTGACGAGCCACGTCCATCCGCTGTCTGCGGGAAAAAGTAGTCTTCATTGATCGACAGCGGATTGTAACTGGAATCCATGATGTGCTGGCCGCCGCCGGTATTTGATGGTATACGACGCTGATGTATCTCGTTTTTCACACGTTCCACAAAAGCCATGGCCATGTGTGAAGGCATGTTGCCCACGTCGATCTTGAACATACGCCGTTCTGGTGCCCGGGCCACACGATAGATCAGCACAGAATCTTCTAAGAGTTCTTTCTGCTTGAATACACGGAAGATCACTTCCAGTATTGACTGTCCAAAGGGCCAGTAAAAGTCCAGGCCTTCAGTTAAACTTACATGCACCACGTGCTTGGCATCCAACACAGCTTCGTTCATAGCAGCATTGAATCTGCTGAGTCCGGCACCCTGTCCACCTGCACCTCCCGTGGGCACGGTATAGTTCATGGGTGCGATGTAGCCCGACGCTGGCGGGTTTGACTGATAGTCTGTAGTGGTCTTGGCCGCGATGGTTAAATTCTGGAAATTGGGATTGATGTCGCGGATCACATACTGCTCGGGCCGTTTGCCTTCTGATTCGTTCACGATCACGCGAGCCACCTTGGTCATGTCCACCCAGTACAGTTCAAACGTTTCAGGATCGCGGATGAATACTTGGTCGCCGTACTTGATGGTGTTGCGGAAGATGCGGAAGATCCTTTGATCTAACTTGTTCAGTTTTGTCCACTGCTGCAACTGCTTCTTGATGATCTCCACTTCGTGATCCGTGGGCTTGTCATTGTACTGCACTGAAAACGGTACCTGCTCATCCGGTGTGGGCTGTGTGGAGAACTCCGCTATGATGTCCAGGCAGGCATTGATTTCCGAATCCATGTCCATGGCTTCGTATTGATTGTAGCGTTCTACTCGATTGGGATGCCCGGTGTACACTTCGGGCAGTCGGCTGGCATAGTTGCGGTATACCACGTCAGCGTGGCCACGCAAGGGATCTCTACCGTCGTTGCGACCATAGCCGGGTAAGCCTTCGGCACCAGATCCTGACAGAGGACTGAGTTGTCCTCCCACATTTGCTACTTTGAAATACTTTTTCCAGCTCATGGCTATCCTCGCGGTAGCAGATATTTACCGCTAGTTGTTGGATGCTTGAAGTATCTTCGTGCTGATAGTGGTCTGATCACGCATGATAGCCACGAGATTTTCCAGGGCCATGAGTTGGGCACCCATCATACCCATCTGGTCTTTGAGATTTGAAGCCAATTCGGGCATGACCACGGGAATGGTCTTGCCATCAGGCAAGGGTATCACTGCCTCGGTGCCATGCAACGTGGCCGCATAGCCAGATTTGGGTCCAGCAAACACACCACCGTCGCGGGCGAACACTGACATAAACTCATCACGGCCCACCAGGCTTTTGTTGGATCCTGTGCCGGCATAATAGCTCCTGCCCGATGCCGTGGGCAGGCTGGCCCATTCTTTGGCCAGGCTGTCAGCGAATGCATCTGCTGGTATTTTACCTGCTTTGTACTGGTCAAGCCCGCGACCCTGCATCAGGGCCGTGGCCAATTTGTCTTGTGTTGATGCGTTGAATTTGTCATCCGGGCTGACCACGCCGCGTTTCAGCAGACCTTGCAGGGTGCCTTGGATGATTTGGTATTTGCCCACTGCCGTGGATTCGTGCCCTCGTGAACGCATGCCAGACTGATAATCCAAGACCTGGCCCACGGTCATTTCTGTGAGTTCGGGCAGGCTCTTGCCGCCTACCAAGATGTTGTAGTCCCCGCGTCCTTCGATCTTGCCGATGAAGTTGAGCAGTTTGCCTTCTACTCCGCTGGCTGGTTCCGAGGTCGGTCCTGTGGCTCCTAACCCAAGGCCCTGCAGTCCCATGCCAAGAGTACGCAAAAATCCCACACCACCTCCACCGGCAGCATCTTTCACTCCAGCGAGACCACCGCCAGTAGGAGCACCGCCTCCTCCGCCACCTTTGGCAGCGGCACCTCCAGCAGCAGCCCCGCCCCCAGCCGCAGCCCCGCCTCCGCCTCCACCACTATATCCCCCGGCGACTTTGCCTCCGAGGCCAGTGACCACTGTATTTGTGACTTTGGCCAAACCGGTCATGGCTGCAGTAACTGGATTAATTCCGGCCTTGACAAGATTCTGGAGAGCATCTTTTGACTCTAACTGAGTACGACGCAGATTAGTTTGATCTGCTGTTGCTTTATCACCCAGCCCTTCTTCCTGTTTCAAACGATCAGCTTGTATTTCCTTGACTCTTTTTTCAAAATCTTGCTGGGTCATGCCAGCCGCTTTCAACGATTCATAGAAGTTGCCAAATGCATCACCATAGCCGCCAACTTCTGCCAATGATCCCATGGATTCAGTGGTGTTTTTGGCTGCTTGATTGAGTTCATTGAAACCGGAACCCAGGCCGCGAGTCATGGCCTGCGGAACATCAGCCATGCCAGCACGCAGAGCCTTGGCTGCTGCCTCGGTGTTGACATATCCGGCTGCAAGATCTTTGAGTCCTTCTGACAGTTCAGGAAAACGTTCGGATGCCGCGGCCATGTTTAACTCGAGATTCCTGGCAGCATCATCACCTTGTTCTCTACGGACTTTTTCAATGGCCGCACGGAATCTTTCGTTGCGGCGATTGTTTTCCATCTGTGCTTCAAGTTCGGCTTTTTGGATACCAGTGAGTTTGGTCAGTGCATCCATTTCTTTGAGATACGCCACTGCACCATCTCGCAACTGCTGATTGGTCATGTTTTGAGCACGTCCCAATTGCACCTGTTGCTTGACATAACTTGCCACGCCTTCGTTGATGCTTTCTATAGACATGCCCATGTTCATGAGTTGCCGACCAGTGTCGCCTCTCACTATGGAACTTGAAAAATCTACAAAGTTCTTGCGACCCTCGATGGCTGATCCTGACAGCATGGCAAGATCTTTGCTGGCATTGGTCATTACCCTTGCAAATGCATCCAGTCCAATCTGCTCAAGACCAAATCCTAACTGTTGGCTGGCTGCAGCCAGACCCATCATGCCATCGCTGGCTGCCACTCCTGTCTTGCTGAGATTTTGGTAGCTCTTGTACAGGTTGTCCGACATCTTGTTGACTTCGCTGACATAACCACCAATGGCCTTGACCAATACTCCAAAAAATTTGGCAACCAAGTTGCCCTTCAGCAAGAAGTCGCCAAAGGTGTCTGTGCCGGATTTTATGGTATCGTTAAAGACCGATGCACCCTGCTCGCCTTCGTAGAGTTTTTTGCTGAGACTTAAGGCATGTTTGGTCAGCGAGCCCAAGGCCGAGCCCATGTTGGACAAGGCTCTATTGGCCAAACTGGCATCCTTGGCCAGCTTCTGCATTTCGTCGTCAGTGAGCTTGACACCACTCTGGAATTTTTCAAACAGTCGTTGTAGTTCTTGCTCGTCCATGCTTTTCCTAGGGGCGGATTTCGTGACCTATAAGTACAGTATCTATTTACCTGGTGGAAAAATGCCCAAAACCAACAATCCGCTGGCCCAGTTCTTCCGGCAGCCAGCCATCTACATACGCCTGCCCAGTGGTGGTCATGATTGGCCTGCAGGCACACTGAATCTACCGCCCAACGGTGAACTGCCAGTGTTGCCCATGACTGCCATCGACGAAATCACTTATCGCACCCCTGATGCCTTGTTCAATGGCGAAGCCGTGGTGTCAGTGATACAGAGCTGTGTGCCCAACATCCGTGATGCCTGGGCTGTGCCTGTCACCGATCTTGACTCCATCTTGGTGGCCATACGCATCGCCAGTTACGGACATGCCATGGAGATCGACACTGCCTGTCCGGCCTGCAAGGAAGAAGCCTTGTTTGGCCTGGATCTCCGCACAGTGATGGATCGGCTGAAATCCGCGGACTACAGCAAGGAACTCGCTGTGGGCGATCTCACATTTTATTTCCGACCTTTGGATTATCGCCAGATCACAGACAACAGCCTGGTGCAGTTTGAGCAGCAGAAAAGCATGCAGATGGTCAGTGACGCTGATGTCAGCCAGCAGGACAAAGTAAGCCAACTCAATCGCATGATGCGGCAGTTGATAGATGCCACCGTGATAGTGCTGGCTCAAAGCGTCATGGAGATCCGCAGCCGCGATGCACACATCACTGAATTTGAGCACATCCTGGAATACATGAACAACTGCGATCGAAGTGTGTTTGCACAGATCAAAGATCATGCAGTGGCACTGAGAGAAGCCAGCGAGCTCAAACCACTAAACATCACCTGCCCCGGCTGCCAGCACAAGTATGAACAGGCCTTTACCATGGACACAGCACGTTTTTTCGAGTCCGCCTCCTGACCTCGGACTCTGATCGCATTACCCAGATCGTGGATGGCATGGAAAAAGATTGTGGTACCATCAGAGATGAAGCACTGAAAATGTGCTGGTACATGCGAGGTGGATTGACCTATGTTGAAGCTATGAATCTCAGTCACGGTGAACGAGAGATCATCGGGCGGCTGATCAAAGAAAATCTTGAAACAACCAAAAAATCCGGAATGCCTTTCTTTTAAATGAATTTTGAACAAGCACAGTTGGACATCTTGGCCTGGATCACCGGCTTCGTGGAACGCCCGCATCCTGCACTGTTGGGCTGGGCTCCGTGCCCCTACGCACGTCGTGCTAGACTGGAAGGCAAGTTTGAGATCAGACCCGGACACATAGATCCCTACACAGACCTACAGCACATCAACATTGGAGAACTAGACGTGGTGGCCTTGGTCTATGATCCCACAGAGTTTGAACCCGAGCAGTTCAATCAGCAGATCACTGCTGTGAATCAAGGATTCCTGCGAGCCAGAGATCTCTTGGCCTTGGCCGATCATCCTGACTCACCTGAAGTGGTGCAGGGCGTGACCATGAACCAAGGCACCTGGGCCATAGCCTTCGTGCAGCCCTTGGCTAAACTCAATGCCCATGCCCGCATGGTAGCAGAAAAAGGCTACTACAAGGACTGGCCCGAGGACTATCTCCGTGTGTTGTTTGAGGGTCGAGAGGATCCCAGATCATGACTTACGAATTTGCACGCATTGATCTTGCTTGTACCACATACACAGAATCGGTTGAATGGGGTTATCTCAGCAAGAGCGATTACATGATCGAAAAGTGCCAGGCGATATATCATGCCTATTGTGCTTACAAGCGATTTGCATCAGTGATGCCCATGTTTCCTGCTCGACTCCGTGACCCCATGGCCGATGTGCTGGGCTATTATTCAGGCGGCAATCTAGTGGCCTTCAGTCTGATCCGTAGATTTGATGACCACAACGCCCTGTGCGATCAGTTTGCCTGGACCTATCATGAGCCCCGACTGAGACTGGGCATCGAAACCATGAAAACAGAGTGTGCCATATATCGTGATCGAGGATTCCGCTATCTCTACCTCGAGCAGGCACATCTCTACAAAAAAGAGATAGAGGGATTTGAAATCTTAGGAGCCATCATATAATGGACTTGTATACTATCTGGGCAAACAAAGAGGGCGACATCACGGATCTCGAATGGGTCACAGGAATGCGAAGTTTCTTTGATCACTTGAAGTCTGAGGGCAAACTGGAATCCTATCGCATCACTCGCTGCAAGATGGGATTCCGAAGCATCGCAGACATGCCGGAATGGATGATCATCATGGAGTTTACGGACATGGCACAGATGGACTCGGCGTTCCGTCGTGTGGCACCATTGCAAGGTGAACTAGAGTCCAAACATAAGAGCTTCAATCAGTTTGTCGCGGGCGACATACAACACGCACTGTTCCGTGATTGGCCTGATCAGTTCTGAGATCTCTTGCGAGATCTGTTCATTTCGCTGTGCTCATGAACTAGTTTTAACACAAACGAACGAAGTGAGTTATTCAGTATCATCCAGATGCGATAGTCACACTTGGCCCAACTACGGGCCAAGAAAGATCTGTGCATCATCCGAGTGCTACAGTCACACAGCGTTAGAACTATGATTGGTTTAATCAATCGCGTAGGCGGTTGTCCGGTACCTACTCGTTCCGTCTTATCACAACGGCAACACACGATCTGTACGCTATCACACATCGAGTGCCTGGGGCTTTTCTCCCCTCTTTTTGCCTTTCGTCTTTTTCCAACAACCAAACGTCGGGTCTTAGAGACGTCATCATCCTTGCGGGTAGTGGTTGAGTGCCCATGGGTACGATGGGGCTTCCGTCGCTGTGATCCGTGATCCAGGTCTAGAGCACACGATGTTGGCCTGTGCTAGCCGTTGATACCTAGTTTGCCTTTGATGTGCGATCCATGTACTCGAACTTGTATGTGACCATTGTAGTATTCGTCTGATTCAAGTACCCTGCGGGAAAACTGTTCGCGAGCCTCTATATAACTGCATTCAGCCCGGCTGCGGCAGTAGTATAATATTTCACGTGAGAAATTTTCTGTGCCTAGCAGTTCAACATCTCGAGATAACTCCGGAGAACTGCCATAATATGTCTGCCAATCTGAATCTATGGTGCCGCGTATTTTCTTGCGTTTCTTTTTGCCGTTTTTGAGTTTTACTGTTTTGTATGTTGTCTTTTTAAATTTGCTGAGTTTTTTGCCAATGTACATCCTACCGGTGAGTTTATTGGTTATGACATAAACAAAACCGGCATATTCTTCGGGTATTTCCGTGATTTCTTGTGATTCGTATAACCATGTCATTGATCATGTAGTTACCTTGGACATCAGTTCAATTCAACATTTCGTTGCCATTGATTGGTAAAATTGGTACCTGACTTTTGGTATGAACAAGTGCGATGGCATATGGGTTCTGGGTTTGAGGTTTGCCAAGACTGTTGTATCATATCAAAATTCGCTGGATCATTATGGCCTAACCAACAGCAAGGATGTAATCTTCCTTGAGCATCAATGTAGGTGCTTTTTTCCAGTAAAGCATGACAATGTATTTTACCCATCTCAACATTCGGTGCATGCCATTGCAGTGGATAGGCCAACCCGTTGGCTAATTGACGTTTGCTTACCTTGGCTCGGAACCAAGAAAAACCCATGTCTCGTGCCAGTCGTTCGCAGTTGTCTACTTGATGTTCGTTGTGTTGATATACCAACATGTCCCAGTGTGCAGACGCACCTGTGCTGACATAGGATCTAATATTTTCCATTAATTTATTCCAGTCCACTCCGCGTCGATAGATGTGATTGGTATCTTCAAGACCATCGATGCTGAATACCACATAGTCGCGTTGGCGGTGGAATATTTCACCTAGGGTTTGCCACCATGCGGTGTTCTGTATAGCACCATTGCTGTTCATACCTAGCACAATTTCGGGATGTATACTGCGGAAATAACGATAGATCTCTAGGGTATGTCGACCTGCTGCAGGATCACCATAGTTGCCACACATGAACATCTTGTCTAGTTGCTGTATGGATTCACAATCTATGTGACTGAGTATCTGATTGACGGTGAGATGGTGCTTTTGTGATTTATCAAATCTCGCATCGGTTTCTCGAGCACACAGTGGGCAAGAAGCCTGACATACATCCGTGGGCTCTAGATGCAATACCCGGATTTCACGCAACATCGACATCGGTGTTGTAGGACGTGAATCCATTTTCTTTCACGACCCGCAGTATGTTTTCCACCCTGCCAGCTAGTTCATCTCTATGGCTTACGAGCCAGATGCTCTTGTGCCGCTCTCGGCTCATTTTTTTCAGCAAGGCCAGACTGTTCTCCACACCTTGTGTATCCATGCCGGAATCTACCAATTCGTCAATGAACAGCACATTGATGGGATGATACAGGCTTTCCCACACATCTCGGAAGGCCCAACTCATACTCAAGATTAATCTGTTGCGTTCACCGCGTGAGAGATTGTCAAAATCTAAGTCACGACCCAGTTCCGTGATCTCCACAGTCAAATCGTTTTGGAATATGACCTGGTGCGGTAAACCAATGCGATCCAAGTAGTGAGTGAGCCGATTGTTGAGATAAGATAAGTTCTGTTCAATGATCTTTTTGCGTATGAACGAATCTTTGTTGGTGAGCAACTTCAGCAAGAAGTCCTGATGTTCTTGCAGTCGGGTTAGTTCGTTTAACTCATCATAACTCACTGTCTGCAGGGCCTGCCCCTGCATGTCGGTGATTTGTTCACCGTAGGTGTCGGTTTCAGCGGATCTATGCTCGAGATCTCGACGTAGGCCATCCACACTGTTCTTGTGGCCCAAGGCCTGTTCGAGATCGTCGTAGAACACCGTGGGTGCTGTGCCCAGTTCGCCAAGATCATCCAGTTCGTTCACATGCTCGGTTCGCTGTGTGTCATTGGCAAGATACTGTAGACCAATCTCTTCCAAGGCGGCCTGTTTGTTTTTTCGGATCTCATCCTGCTTGGTATCGTGTATGTTCTGACCACAGGCATAGCATTGATGGTCATCCAAGGCTGCCAGTTCTCGTCGGATCTTGTCCTGCTCCTTGGCAATCTTGGCCTGCTCGGCGTCAATCTGCCGGATGTATCGATTGTGCTCGTCCATGGTTTTCTTGCGGGCATGATAGGTGTCGAGATCTCGATGTGCCTGTATCTCGGCATCGATGTCGATGTGTTCCAGGGCCGCGATGGCCTGCTGCAACTTGTCGCAGTCATCTCGCTGTTTAGCTAGCCACAGAGTCTGCCGTTTCTTTAGGCTTTCGATCTGTTCTTCTATGCGACGATTGGCTTCTTGCACTGCACGTATTCGCATCTCTTCTGCAGTGATCGATTCCTTGGTCACGCGGTTGAGTTCTTTGATGCGTTCCGCACGCTCGCTCAGCAAGGTGATGCCCAGCAACTGTTCGATGATGATCCGCTGGTCAGTGGCCTTGAGGCTGAGGAAAGGTTCGGTGTAGGTGTTTAAGGCCAACACATGCCGGAACATATCGTGTGTCATGCCCAGTACGGACTCTATGGCCTGCTGTGTTTCTCTGCTGTCACCCTGTGCATTGTCATCGGCAGCCTGTTCTTCGGCATTGACATAGAACTTCAGCACATTGGGCTTGCGGCCGCGTTCCACACGATAGTCAAGCCCTCCAATTGAAAAGTCAAGGCTGACCAACATGTTCTTGCCATTGGTCTTGTTCACGAGATTGTCTCGGCGAATGTTGGTAAGAGCCTGCCCATACAGGGCATAACTCAACGCATTGATTATGGTGGTCTTGCCTGTGCCATTACGACTGCCGTCGCCACCGAGGTCGAGATTTTCACCCAGGACCAGAGTAAGGTCACGACGATCAAAGTTGATGGCCTGCGTGGCGTTGCCCACGCTCATGAAATTCTTAACAGTTAGATCTCGTATGTTGATCATAGGGCCTGATATATCTGTAGTAGCAGTTTGGGATCGTAGAACTCGCTTTCGATCTTGATGATCTGATCAGTGACGATCTGATCCACAGATTCAAATCGCACATCACCGGGTGAGAGATCTTCTTCCAGGGCCGTGCGTTTGTTGGGCATGAGGGCCATCTCACGCAGGCCATACTTACCTATGAAGTTTTCCTTGATGTAGTTGGCTTCTTCGTAGGATATCTCTATGTCTAGTTGCACACGCACATGCTGATTGGGTCTGAGTATCTCGTCGGCATGATCTATAACATGGCTAAGGTCCCACACATTGTACAAGGGCTGTTCGGGCCATGCATGATATTCCGGATCTTTGCCCCATTCCAGAATCATCATGCCTCGATTGGCATCACCGGCATCGGCGAAGTTATGCGGAAACGCATTGCCGATGTAGTTGATGTTGCGTTTGTTCTGCCGCAAGTGGAAGTGGCCGGAAAACACTTGATCATAGTGACCGAAGTGTTCCACAGAAATCTCACCGTGATCGGGCATCTCTACCATGGCGTTCATCTTGAAGTGCGGCAGCTCAAAATGTCCAAACATGTATTTGGCACTCATTTTTTGTATGCGTCGATGATCATCGCCCACCAGCCATGGAGCTATGACCACATCATCTTGTTGGAACCAGTCGTTGACGATGATGATGTTGGGTATGTGCCGGGCCCATTCTGTTGAGTAGATATCACGCCGGTCTCTGTAGTACAGATCGTGATTGCCCGGAATGAAATAGAATCGTTCAAATGCCGCACTGAGCTTTTCCAAGGCACGCAGACTGTACTGCAGGGTCTGCATGTTGATCGAAGCTCGATGATGGCTCCAATCGCCCAGGAACATACCGGTTTCGCAGCCCTTCTCTCGGGCAGTGGTGATGAACCAGTCAACAAACTTTTCGCAGTCCTGGTTGTGTAACAGGCTATTGCTCTTCAGTCCAAAGTGGATGTCGGTCATCGCAGCGACCTTACGGAATAAATTGGTCATTGAACGAGTATACTAGTCTTCTGAAGGAATAGCAACCACCGAAGTCGTGGCCGTGGTTCCGGACTGCGAATACTGCCGCGTCCATGACGGATTCAAACCATTCATCTCCAGGATGTCATCTCGGATGTTTTGGTTTTTCTTTTCTATGTTGAGCACTCTGGTGAACGAATTGGTTATGGCTGCTGTGTAGTAGGCAAAAGGATTGCTTGATTTTGATTCGTCAAACTGCAGGCCTATCTGGCTCAATTGTAAAAGTGCTTGGCCACGCATTTCTTCGTTGTAGGTATTGCCCGTGAGATACACCTTGCCGTTGCGGCGTGCCATGAAGCAACCATGCAGGGTCTCCGGACACCATACTGGACCTTGATAGGCCTCGGTGGGTTGATTGGGATGCGTGAGTTTGCCCACCCCCACGTGCTGTCGGCCGTTGTCATGACCGCCGTGCTGATCCATGGATTCCATCTTGGTGGTATGCCGGGCGAAACGATGCACGGTGTAGTAGGCCACAGGCTTGCCAAAGCTGCGATGGGTGCCATGATGGGCATTGGTTTTGTGCCCGGACATGGCACACAGGGCCTGGAATAGATCTGTATGCACAGGATCTTTTTGCACATAACTCCAGCCCGATCCGCGACGCCAACCATCGCCATCGATCATGGTCTGGATCAAAATCTCTCTCTGATCCGCGGTGAGATCCAGGATCAAACCCATGGTGAGATTTTTCTCCGGCAGGATCTCTGCGATCCTGCGGCTGGCCGGTCGGTCCAGGCGGAAACAGATGTTGCCTCGCCGCAGAGATTCAGCGAAACCAAATCTCAGATCTTGCAGGCATCTGCGTATGCGATCGGCCTTGGCTCCGGGATTCTGGTAGATGCTGACAGTGTGTTTTTTGGGCTGATAGTTGCCCTCGGTCACTACCCAACCCAGCAGTTCCACCATGGCGTTTGGATAGCGGGCGTCATGCTTGGTGGGCACGCCGTCGGCCATCATGATGATGCGATCGGTCTGCAGCAGGTATTCCACCGGAACTAGGCCACGTGCAGTGACCATCCTGTGCCCGGGAGTGATCAGGGCATCCACACCGCGATTGGTCAAGCGATGCATGGCTCCGTGATAATGGCTGCGATACACAGATTTGATGTCGGACCAGCACAGGGTGGCTCCGTCGTAGGACAAGATGCGATCATCAGTGGTGATGTCCGCACCAGATACCCAGCCGCGGTCAGTGAGTGCCTGGGTGTGTTCGTCCACGCAGTAGCCACGCCAGTTTGATCTAGTGGCATAGCGTTCACACAGTTTCATGAACATCATGGCCAGTTTGCGGGTCATGGTGCCGTGATCTCGGCTGTAGGATCCTGTGTCCACGTCTCCGGACCAGTGGCTGCGGCCCACCAGATAAGGCACGCGATGGTCGGTCACACGGTAGTGGAAAAACGGGGGAAAATTCACTCGCACATGCACCGGATCCAGGATGGGCTCATCCACGAGATCTGCTAGCGGATCTTCTGGCGGCAGTTCTTCAAAGCCCAGGATGTCTTCGATGCTTTTCTTTTTCTTGGCCACGGCCTTGGGCACTTTCTTGGCGGCCATGGGTATGTGTTCCCAGGTCATGATGCGGAACACCAGATCCGTGCAGGGTATCTTCTTTTCGTTGACCTCGGTGCCGGTTTCTCGGGCAAGACGGGCAGCACGATTCCTGCGGGCTTCGGCTATGGTCCTTTGGTTGATTTTGCTTACTGAAGGCAAGATTATGTCGTATTGATGATCCGTCGCAGGATCACGGAAACTGCAGTAGGTGTTCTTGCTGAGGTGTATTTCTTTCAGTAAATCTCGGTTGTTGAGATAGTTGACTTTGGGGGGAGGCTTCAACGGCAGTGTAGTTGACAACATGATTCTCCTAGAATGTATTTATTATATAGGATTTGACAATGTTGTCAAATCTTTGACACCATTAAATTTGCCGTTTTTGATCTCGGTAAATATGAGACTAGGATCCCAACTCAACATGCCACAGATACAGATCAACGGTGAACTACGAGAAGTAAGCCAAGCAGAATACGATGCATTGACCACCAACGGCCAGGCCTCTACGCCTGCTGCAGGATCCTACGAACAATATGCCGCGGCCCGGGCCAAAGAACAGGCCGTGATCAAATTATCCGATGCTGATGCCAATTTTGAAACCGGCACCAATGTCAGCCCGGAATTCCGCCAAGAACTCACCAACATCCGCACCGGTGCTGATGCTGCTGCTGGTGGAAACAAAGATGCCTATGCTGCTCGCTATGCCCAAGAACAGCAGGATCTATACACCAACGCACCCACCAGCCAACAAGCACTGAGAGAAGAACTTTCTGCACCTCCTCCCACCACTGCTCCAGGCACCGTGGGCGTGGCAGTACCACAACAGCAGGGCACAGATGGTCAGGTCATTG